GTCAACTTAGTAGCCGACAGTTCAAACCAGTGCGTGTTGATCAGCATCGCTGACCATCTACTCAACTCACCCCATGTCACCGACTTCAGCTGTGATTCAGAGTTAGCCGACACGATCACCGTTGAGCCTACCCTAGTGGACAACATCCATAATATCAACCATGACACCAGTGCAGATTTACCAATACCACGTCCACTACTGACAGCAGAACGCAAGGTCGACATATCTATCTTACCTTTATTATCTCTTATATGTTCTGCAATATCCCTTAGCACTTCTCTCTGCCATTTTCTAGGCCCGTGAAAATGTTCTAAGGGAGTATTCTTTTTACCCCAGGGAAATACAAATAGAACAAACGCTTCAGGATCATCCGCTATCTTTGGCGACCATAACTCCACCATCAATGTTTGTTCTTCGTCCGGTCGGTATATCGGTTGTTGGGCCATCTAGTTTCTCCGCTACTATGTCTATGACAGTCTTTTCAATGACACGACTACGCGCTTCATCAAGAGCCATCTGTATATTTATAGTCTCAATTGACATTGAGATCTCTTGTTTGGCTGTCCATCCGTGTACATGTTGTAGTATGGATAGCGCAGCTTTAGCATCTCCGTTGCGTGCGGCTTCTCTTAACTGCCCTGATGCTTCCACTTCTGCATCAGCAGCACCTTTCAAAGCAGCCATTTCAGCAACAGGATCTAACTGACAAAGCTGTCGATATTCGGAGGGTAACATTCCTGCGGCTAAAGCAAGCTTGTCACCTTTCAGCCCTAATGCGGCAGCATCATATATTTGTTGTAAGCGCTTTTCTGTCGCTTGCACTTCTCTGGCGGAGTATGGGATTGATATCATCAGTTTTCCTAGTAAAGCTTTATCATACACCATTTTGTTTTAAAAAAAAATTTTAGTCTTGGCCACTCCTGTAAAAAATAAAAAATTTACTGTGGGGGCTGGCCAATACCAGCCGACGATTTAAATCCCCCTCATACCCCCCCCTCAGTTTTAATGCTAGAGAACACAAAGAGAACAGATATTGAATTGAAATCCTTTATGAATCAATGAGTTACAGATTATCTTTTAGTATCTGATAGCAGAATGGCATATTAATTCATCGGCAAGCAATGCGGACATAAACGCATCAATTTAGCTAACGTATTACAGATATAAAATACTAGCAATTACATATCATTTTCTAGCCTTAATAATCAATAGGTTACAAAAACTTCGCATAACATCCATTATGTTAAATACGTTGATTCATAAGGGCTTTTTAATTACATCGTACAATTATTGTACTGACTCAGCGGCTTTCAATATTATTTGTTCTTGACATTATTATGTTAGCAATGTTAGCTATTAATATTGAGTAACTAACATTACTAACATTATCCATATTTTAAAAGAGCGGGGACGCTTACGTTGTATTTTGACATCTAAAATGTTAGCAATGTTAGCAATGTAGCGACCAAAAAAAAGTCGGTGCGCTACAACATTCCCAGATATCCATATATATATATATAAAAGATTTTTAAAGTAACATCTCATAGCTAACATTACTAACAAACAACCTTAAGCCACGCCCTTTCAGGCCTTGACCGTATGCTAAACACCCCCATTTTTTAGCTAACATTATAGAAACATTACTAACAAAAAATAAAAGCTTTACAACGGATAATAAAGCTATTAAACTTTACTCACTCCTGAATAACCAGGGGCATAAACTAGGATAATATAAAATGAAACAAACTATAAGAACAATCAACGCCTATTTATTACTACCATTAATGATGATTACAGGTTTTCGCTTTTCTAAACACTATCGCTGGAACACAACGAAATACCACGCCTTTATATATAACGTCGTCGACGTTGTATCAGCTAACATTAAAGCGGGTTTATAAAACAATATCAAGGCCGTCATAAGGCGGCCTTTTAATACGCTAAAAGAGAAACTAAAATGAATAAGAAATTAATAAACGCAGTTGCAAAACAAATGGGTGGTGTGGGTAACCTAAAAGAATATGCTAGTGATATATGCAATCATGGTGCAGATGCAGGCGTACCGGGTTTTATTTACTACACTGATACAAATGCATTTACTACCCGTAACCATGCTTTAATTATGGAATTATTAAATAATTATGCCGATGATTTTGGAATAAATGCACTTGAATTATTGAATGGTTTTAATTGCTTTAAAGATATGAATGAACACGGAATTTTTGATGGCTTAACGAATAAAAACAGCGACGATAGAACTACTATATATAACGGCCTTGCATGGTTTGCGCTTGAAGAAGTAGCCCGTTATATAGAAGAAAATTTAAAACAGGACTTTTAATAATGAATAATCAAGAGCTAGCAAACACACTATGGGATTGTTGGAATTATTCAGAAGGTTTAAAAAAATCATTGTTTAGGTGGAATGTAAGCCATAAAAGCTTAAAAGTTCTATCTGGCAATGATACAAGCGGGATAGTTCAATGGCATGGCGCTAAGTATTATGTATGCCATGAATACGCCCCCAACTCAATTACAATAGATAGGGCTTAATTATGATTAATTATGGATTTAAAGACTATCAAACCAATGCCCGGAATGATTCCAGCGTTGATACCTATAATCGGTTTAATGATGAAGTTATAAAAAGAGATAAAAACAACTTAAACCTTATGGCCAAACAAGAGCTGGAATTCTACAAAGACCAACGCCATAAACAATTTATACAACTATGCGAGATAAACAATGAAAATAATTGATAAAATAACTTTGATTTTACTTAACTTATTTGTTGCGGCCGTTATTGTAGCGGCCCTTTTTTGGGTTCGTTTATAATGCGCCCTAAAATTCCAATAGAACAAAAAAACATATTAGCTACTTTTAGCATTACACAAGCGCAAGCAAGGCGGTTAAAAGATACCAAACGTAAAAGTAAATTGATTCAGCACCTTTTAAATATACATTTTGAATTAAAAGATTAAAATCATTAAAGCTTAATAATTAAACATAGCCCGCTTAAATAGTGGGCTTTTTTTTGTCTAGTGTTTTTGAATTCAAGGTTATAAAGTACTCATCAACGCCTAAACACTCAATCTAAAAAGCATGTTTAAGGCTGATTAATGTAAAAGTAATAGTGACACCGCCCTAAAATATTATTGACCTCATACCCGCTTAAATTCTGCTATAGTTTTGATAGTGAATCCACTGATAAAATCCGTAGGTTAAGTATTCCAGACGCAAAAATAATCGGGAATCTGGAAAATCCAGAAACCCAATTTAACCCGATTATTTTCGAATTTTTGAAAAACCTATATTCAGTTGACCAAAGTCAGTTTTCTATTTATCTCTGGTTCAACTGCTCTACGTAACTCAGACTTACTCAGCGAATTAATTGCATCGTCATTTGGAGCGGTGAAAATATGTTTTGCAGTTGTAAAATCCCGGCTACTCAATCTACCATTATCTTTCCAGCCGGCTTCTTTAAGAGCATGTAAGAACGCAGGCTGAGGTATCTTATTACCTGATGATTGTGTTAAACGCTCACAGATAGAATGGAATGGAGATGCAATCACCCCCGACTTGAACTCACCAACACGGTTACGCATCATGTCAACCAGATAAGATTCAGCACTACTCATGCCTTGTTCTACCAGGTTAAGCTTGAACTCTGTCATCATAGGTGTAGCTGATGGATTGAACATGCTAACATCACGCAAATATAACCAACTAGCAATAGCTTCATAACCGCCACCGGTCTTGAACCAGTCCCACATAATGCGAGCTGCTTCAGGATCCATACGAGGTGTATGCGACCAGACACAGAACCAACGTCTATCTTGTGACTCTAATTGAATAGGAACAGGATCATTAGAGAACGCTAGCACGAACATACGGTTAAGCATGTCATACGGATGTAAGCCCTTACGGTTGATAGTTAATGTTTCAGGAGGAGCAGCAATAACAGGCTTCAGCTTATTAGCTAATGCTCTACGTTCTCTAGCATCAGGTTCTTTAAGCTCATTGATGATTAAGATCTCAGACTCTAGTGCATAACCGAACTGTGAACTGATGCCATCGTTATCAACCAGACCACGATTCTTAAGATGAGGGCCACACACCGCCCAGATGAACGGAGCGTACATAGTATCCTTACCAGCTCCTTGATCACCACCATGTAAAATAGCGTGATTGATCTTAACTTTAGGATGCTGAAGCTTGTAAGCCATGACGTTGAAGATATGCTCACGCTCTGCTAACTCAGGTACTAAGTTCTTACAATGATCTAACCAAGTAGTAATGCTACCATCCTTACCGGTCACATCAGGACGAGCGTCACGCCATCTATTACCGTACATGTCACCATCAAGTGCAGTCAGCATGGATTCACCAGCAGCATACGTAACACCAACTAAAGCATGAGCGCCTTTAGCCTGTCTGTTCTCGTCATAACAAACTGATGCTTCAATCTTACGCCCTGAGTGTATAGACTTACATTCTATATGTCTAAACAGTGCATTGAACGATGACCGGCTAACTTCACGTCTAGTTGTTAGGTCAAAGTAAGATTCATCGGCAATGATGTATGCAAACCGATTGTACCAGTCCTGCTTTTCCATTCTGCCTATCTCTTTACGTTCTACTTCAGCGATAGCGGTAACAGCATCGTTGGTGAACATGTCAGAAGGCTCTAATTTAGCTAATGTATCATTCATGACAGACGCTAATAGCTCTTCACGTAGTCCATGACTATGTACTGGCCCACCGTTAGCCTGAACCCACTCAAGATAGGCTTTACTATCAAGGTGCTGACAAGATTCATGGAAGCACATGTAAGCACGATTTAAAGGATGATACCTAGCCATCGGATTACCATCCGAATGAGCGCCAGCATTGATGCAAGTAACACCGTACCAGCCTTCAGCATTAGCGTTCTCAATAACATCACCGCGCTTAACAAGATAAGACAGCACATCGTCAGTGCCGTCATCAAGAAGATCAATACGTTTAACGGTAGCTGTGTCAGCTTCAGCAGGATGTACATCAAGAGCCTCACAGATTTGTGGAAGAGTAAATTCTAAATCAGGATTAAACACTACGAGAACAGATGCAAAATTATCTCTACCAGGCTTAAGGTTAATACTACCAGGAAGGCGAAAATTACGAACGGCATTAATAGCACCCCCGTCAGTATACCCAGCATCAGCAATTGCTTTAATAGCGGCACTGAACTCTCCTTTGGTTGGTTGGTCATCGAGCGCAAAGACATAAGTATATTGATAGTTATTAGGTGAAGTCTCCATAATCCAAGTAGGTTGTAAATCAGGCGCTTTAGATTTAGTGCCTATATCATCAAGCATTAAAAACGCTACTACTTCGCAA